TTTCTACACCTTCGGCGTATCTTTCTCGTTCGTGAGGCTGAATAAGGTGGCCTATACCAATCGTGGCTTTGCCTAGTGAATCTAAATACATTTGAGTTCTCACGCCTTCATGGCCACGAACCCTATCCTTCAGTGAATCTGTAATATTAATCATGCTCCTATACCCCAATGCTTTTCATGTTCATCGGGTTCCCCTTTCTTGAATAGTTTAATTATAAGTTGTTTTAGTTTAGATATCATAGACTTTGTTTATAGACAAAATCCCAGCAGGTTTCAAGTTATTTTCTTGAGAAAAGTTAGGAGAAGGAACATTCATAATACCTCCAGCAGGACGAAGATCAGGAATTTGATAATATTGACGTTTTCTTTTTTCTTGTTCCATTTGAAAATAAGGATCTTTCTCCATTTCGTCTCTTAGTATTTGTTCATTCATCATATCGAAAAAATGCTTTCGATAAATTTCTTCATCTAACTGTTGTTTTTGTTCAGGTGAAAATTGATTAAAACGAGGCATCAAAGAATCTACATTACCTCCGTCATTAAAAGAGACAGGAGGATTAATTGATTTTGGAGGTGGCATAGATAAATCTAATGCTCCTCCTTGTTGAAAGTTCATTGGGACGACACGAACAGAATCAACTCCACCTTGTATTTGTTTTTTCATTATAAACCGCCTATACCTCTTTTAAACATTTGTGTTTCTAAAGCTTCATCTAAAGTTCCGAAAGCCAAATCTGATCTTACATCAGGAGAAAGATTTTGTGAAGCACCTGCAGGCATTGTTTGTTCATAATCAAATTGTTCATAATCAACCGGGAACGTAGGAGCTAATCGCTCTTCTAACTGTCCACCAATCTGTGCTTCTTCTTGAGTAATTCCTCTTGGACCAAACATTCTACCCATCATATCTAATTGTTGATCACGAGCGGGTCCCATTTCAACTTTCTTTTGAGGTTCTTTCATTAAACTTAAAATTGATTGTTCTACCTGGTTAACAAAATCTTGTTGATCTAATTCATCTTGTGTAGGTAATGTTTTGTTTGCCCAGTCTAATAAAACTTTATCAACGTCAGTCATTTTACCAACCTCTCCCATTACTGCAGTACGCTTACCTACATCTAAACCGGTGTCCGCTAATTTCTGTGTAAAGGCTTTTAAAACTTTTGGATCAGTTAAAATACTCGAACCATATCGTAGCATGATAGGAATCATCAAAGGCACAATACCACCTGATAGAGCAGAAGCTCCAGCAGTACCTGCACCAAATAATAAAAGACTTCTAAAACCACCCAAAGTAACACGACGGGCTACGAACTTTGAAGGATCTTTAACGGTAAAGCTACCTGCTCTTTCAGCAACTTCTAAGAATCTTTGTAAGTCTTCAATCTTTGTGCCAACAGGTTTTAAGGCTTGAGCTAAAGCTGCTCTTTTATCAATATTAGTTAAACCAATTTTTTCAGCAAAAACGGAAGGGTCAAATTCAACTGTTCTAAATTTAAATAAATCTTGTGATGTTTTGTCGACACCTTCTTTGAAACCATATTTAGCAATCTCGGAAGGAGGTAATCCTTTTAAGTTTTTATAATCACCAATGGTAGAAGCCACAGGAAGATTAGAGAAAGAACCTTCTAGAGCATTATCAAATAATTTTCGAATAATTTTTTTCTTACCTGCATCTGGTGCAATCGCTTCAACAGATTCTACTTTAGTAATTGTTTTTCCAAAAGTTGGACTATCGGGATTGTCGTCTAAAACTTTAACAGCCACTTGTTGGAAACCACCTTCTTTTTTACCTGCTTTAACCCAGGCATCTACGTTGGGTTTAGGTGTTTCAGCAAGTCTCATCACAATTTCCATTACTTGTGGATCGGTTTGTGCTTTCCCTAAAACAATATCTAAAGCTTCTTTTGCATACATACTTCCCGCTGTATCGGATTGAGGTCCAGGACCAAAGATATTAGCGTTGACTTGCTTGTAAAGATTAGGCACAGGACCTTCATACTTAGGCATAACATCAGCTAAATATTCATTTGCTGTCGTTAATTTCTTCATCGCTGTATCAAAAACAACTTTGTCAATATCATCATCAATCGCAACTAGAGTATTCATATCTCTTTCTAATGCTAAAGCTAACTGAGTAATTCTTGATCCTTCTTTCGGAGGAACAAAACCACCCTTTGTTTCTGTTTTGTAGTTAGCAGCAAAGTTAGAGAATAATTCTTTTAATGTTTTTGCTTGTTGAATAGTGACACCATCAGGGTCTAATCTACTCATTGTTTGATAAAATTCTTTAAAGGCTTTTTCTGAAGACGCACCCGGAAACTTAAAAGGTTCATAACCAGCACGAGGCTGTGCTTCCTCTAAGCTTTTCACAAACTTTTGAGATAAATCTCTTACGGTATCTAACTTAATAACTTTTTTACCCTCTAATCGTTTGGCATATTCTTCAAAGTCTTCGTAAAGAATTCTCGAAATAGTAGCTGAATCATCATATTGACCTCTTGCTAATTGCATCACATCTCCACCTAAAGAAGACATTGTCTGTAAAGGTGCAAAACCATTCGTTAGAGTATTAAAATATTGTCTAGTGGCTTCACTTGTTCCTTCTGCTGCTCTTCTAAAAGGTGTACCTACAAAAGGAAAGATACCTAAAACTTCTGAATAACCTTTCCAGAATCGATTATTAGTTGCCTGGATAATACCGAGAGGCATACCATACGTTTCTGCAACGCTTAACATTTTATCAAATTCAGGTTGACCTGTTTTTAATCCAAATAACATTTTACCAATAGTTGGTTTAAATGCTTTGACCAGTGGTCCGAGGGCCATGGAGCCTCCACTGAAAGCCAAGTTTAGATAAGCGTCTTGTAAGAACTTTGATTGTTGAGTTGCTTGGTCTTCTGTAGGTAAATCATTTAAATAACGAAGTAATTGATTGGTTAACTCATAAACTTGTCCACCCGCAGTTGCACCTAAAGCATCCGCACCTAAAATTTTAGCAGCAGCCCCCGCAGTGGGAGTGAAAGCTAATCCTGTTCCACCAATTGCGGCTAAAGCACCAGCGGTTTCAAAAGCAGGTTTCGAGATCAATTGATCAGGAACAAACTTATCTAAGAAGAAAGGTAATTTTTCTTGTGCTTGTTTAAAATAATAATTAGCAGGATCTTCAATTAATTTCATACGTTGATTAACATCAGAAATCTTTTGAGACATCTCCGCATAATATTCTTTGGAGCCAGGCTCATAAGGAATGTCTGCTATGATATTCGCTTGAGTTACATCTTTAAGTTTATTTAATTCATTCACCATATCTTGAGGTGATGCTTCCTCGGCAATACCATAAAACTTTTTAATCTTTGCAATATCACCAGGAGTTAAATTACCTGGAGTGCCGTCAATATAAAAAGTATGTTCGTTAGGAGTGCCTTTTAATATTGTAGCGGTCTTTTTACCTTTAATTGGTGCAGCCATTAGATGTTGTCTCCTTGATTAAATAAATCTTCGGGTTCTAAAATATATTCATTTTTCTGCATTGGATCATCTACTGGAGATATATCCTTCTCAGGATTAATATTTGGAATTTCTTCTGATGAGTAGTTAGGAACCTCTCCTAAAAACTGTTGAATACTGTTAATTTGACCTGAGTATTCGGGAGCATTGAACACATTGTTTTTATTATCAATTCTACCTTGTTTATAAATATCTAACTGAGCCGTTCTGATAAATTTTAAAATTTCTTTCAATTGTGCTCTAACATATTGAGGTGAACGAATACCTTGTAGGTTAACAAGATCAGACGCTCTTTTAATATCGTCCACGTTCAAACGACCTGTTGGTTTTAAGGCACGTGCTAAAGCGTAGATAATCAGGTTTTCACGAACTTTGTTTCGTGCATATTCTTCATCATAACCCATGCTTGTATAGGTAAATGGTCTATAAAGGTCTGTAATTCCAACTTGTCTTTTAATTTCTGTGGTGTCAGGAACACCAGGAATTTTACTGAGTAAATCTGTTTTAGGTACTTCAAACACAATTTCTCTTGTTAGAGAGTCATCAATTCTGTCTAAAGTTTGATCTTTATTAAATAAAGTTTCACCTTCCGCCACTAATTTATTACCGGAACCTGGATTAATTGCATTAAGTAAAGATGCGAAAGTATAAGCACCTTCTTGTTTTAAGTAGTTAATACCACCT